TCCATTGGTTAGTGTTGGTGTTAGTAAAACCTAGCCAGTATTGAGTTGATGAAAATACAGTTCTTGGGGTAGGCAAGGTTCTTACTGTCAAGCTAGGTGTGTCGCTGGTAGGCAAAGTAAACAGGCTTGTGAAAGACCCACTTGTTCCTGTGCTTGACCACAGAGCAAACCGAGTGACCTTTGTTGCTCCGTTGTATCCCGATACAGCAATACCTAAAGCAGAAACCAAAGCAGGTTTTGCAGCAGAGCCAGTCTTACCAGGTGCATCTCTACCACTTATGTTTGGAAAGGTAATCTTGTAGGCAGTTTTGTATGGTGGCCTAAAACCATTGAAAGGGTCTTGCCGTCTAATTGCGCCGTTGGTATAACTTGCAAATGCCATTAGCCAATCACCCACTCAGGGTCATAGGTTTCAAAAGCTCGCTCTGGTTGGTAGTCAGGCAGGTCGGGGTTACTTGAGTTGTAGACAGGGGCATTAGAACCATCAAAGTAAGCATCAACCACAGGTGTTTCCTCAATCAACACAGCATCTATAAACAATGAAGCACCAGAGGTAACTCTAATGCCAGAGAATAAAGTTGTCGCATCAAAGGTAGTGTTGATTCTTGACCAATCAGAGTCTGTGATTGTTTGACTAATAGATGATAGTTCTGTGTAGGCTGCTGTTCCACCTGTTGAGGTGATGCCAGACAAGGTAACTGTTGTAGTCCCTGAGCTGGCTTTAGCGTAAATAGACGCTGTGTATGTAGAGAACGCCTCGCTTGTAAAGTATTGCTCAACAGTTGAGCTTGCACCTAGTAAACCACTAGCTGTGCCAATGTAGTCCGTTGCTGTTGATCTAGTTATTGTTCCAGCGGTAGTAACCCAAGACTGTGTGTTGTTTTCAAAAGAGGGATTGTTGGACAGGTTGAGTCTTGTGTAAGTAAACTCTGGGTTGTTTATGTCGTTGTTTCTGCTTCGGAATACTAAGCGACCTGACTTGTCAATAAAGAGTCTGCCTGGCTCTGCCTTTTCAACCTCTTGCAGGTAACTCAAAACATTCGTGCCATCGCTGACTGCGTAGTCACCGACTGTTGCTACACCTTGCGAAACCAGCCTCATGCTGGTAGGCCATACAGCTGTGCCACCAACCTCGGTACGGGCTAAGACCGACACAATGCGCTCGCTAGTAAGTTGCTCAACTGGTGTGTAGTCGTTTAGGGTTTGGTTATTTAGATTCCAGAAAGCATCAGAGGCAACAATCTCAGCGATGGACTCACCACTTGGAGAGTAGCTAAAGTTCCAGTCAGTAATGAAGCCGCTAAAGACAATCTGATCCTCTTTGTAAACCCTGACCTCACCAGTTGGAACAATCAAACCCTGATAGGGGCTAGGGCCGTAGTCAGGGTCATACTGTCTGAGTTCGTTGTTTAGCTGAATAGAACAAGAAGCAGCGTTGAAGGTATCCTGCTGTGGGTCTTTACCTCTAGTGACATTTACGCTTAGGACATCTGAGCTGATGTCATTGAAGTTGACAGGTACGCCAGACTCAGCGAATCCAAACTCTACTTTGATTGACACTTAGCCTCTCCAAGCTGTACCTGATTGACGCTCAAAGTCTTTGATGGCGTTTACTACTGCTCTACCTATGTCGGATCCAGTAGCCATTCCACCTGAAACATTTATATTGTAAGTGTTGCCAGCCTTGCCAGTAAAGTCACCTAGTCGGTCAAGAGGGATAACAGCTTCAGCCTGACCACCCTCACCGATGTTGGCAAGCACTCCACCTGGTCGGGGCATGACGATTCCACCCTCAGCAAGTCTAGGAATAGCAACCTTTGGGATGGTAGGTATCTGGACATTTATTCCGATTGCCTTGCCAGCTCCCAAGACTCTGTTGATTAGAGTCAGCAAGCCATTCACGCCAGCAATGATGAAGTTTATGTATCCCTCGATGAAGCCAAGTATTCCGTTAAGTGCTCCCTTTGCTATACCTGCCAGACCCTCAAATACAGCAAGGAAAAAAGCGTCAATCTGCTTTAGTCCTCGACCAATAGCCAAAACAAATTCTACAAAACCAGTACCAATGTCATCAAAGAGTTTTCTCCAGCCACCGTATAAGCTGACAAGCCAGTCAATCAAAATAACAAGACCTGCTGCTAAAGCGGCAACTAAAGTGATTACCTTTACAATCGGGTTAGCGTTTAGGGCAAAGTTCACAGCCAAGATAGCAATAGCAAGCGCACCTAAGATACCAGCCAAAATAGTAAACACCACAGAGTTCTTAGAAACATAGTCAGCAAACCCTGTAAAGAGTGGCACAAGGACTTCCATGACAGGAATCAGAACATTACCAATAGCAATGCCCATGTTCTGAAAAGCTATTGCCTGTCGCTCTAGGACTCTTGATTTGTCAATCTCATCAAAGGCATCGTTGACAGAACCAGCAGCGTTAGATTGACGCTCAAGCTCATCATTGAATTTTTCTGCACCTGTGCCAGCAAGAATGTTGACTGCTGCTACTGCTTCAACAGAACCCAAGAGTGTCTGCAAAGTTCCGTTAGAACCATTAGAGGCAGTCTTTACAGCATCAAGGGCAAAGCCAAGTCCCTCATTCTCAATAGCTAATTGAGCAGACTCATAACCAAGAGCTTGGAAAATAGCATCTAGTTCCTCGCTTGGCTTTTGTAGTCCAACCATTGCTGCTCGAATTTGTGTGGTTGCCTGAGCAGTCGGTACACCAGCAGCAGTCATTGTGGCGATAGCTGCGTTGACTTCCGTAAAGGATACACCTGCGGCAGCAGCGGCAGGGCCAACATTGAAAAGAGATGCAGAGAGTTCCTCAAAGGTAGTCTTACCACCCTTGACAGATGCAAACATAGAATCTGCTACTGCTTGTGCCTGACCAGTATCAAGACCAAAGGCGTTGATGATCGTAGTCAAACCATCAACAGCGGTTTCTACATCTGTAACACCAGCGATTGCGGCTTGTGAGGCAACCTGCATAAACTCAAGTGCGTTGCCTGTTGGAACTCCAGCGGATAGAGCTTGGTATAGACCACCAGTTAGAACGCTCTGTGCAATTCCAAACTCGTTAGATAAGTCAGCTACAAGGCTACTGAAGTTACCAAAGGTGACCTCTGCTGCGTGACCAGTTAGACCTGTTAGGGTAACAACTTCCCTAAGTCCAACAGCTAGGTCGTTTGCCTCTGTGACGGATTTGTTAGCACCAACAGCCAAAGCACCAAGACCAATGATTGCGGCTGGAGCCAGCGATCTAGTTATTGCACCAAGCTTTTCTATTGGTGTGTCTAGTCTTTTCAGTTCTCTGGTTAGCTTGTCAAAACCAGCACCATTGAAATTGCTGAGGATGTTGATGTTAATTGACATTAGTTGCCACCCTCAATAATTAGATTGCGATTTACGCCAGCCATGTATTCCTCAACACCAGCAAGAACGCTCATCTGAATCATTGGCAACTGACCTTCAGCCTCAGACCAGATGTACCTAGATGGCTGATTTTTTAGAGCAGCAATCATAATTTGACCCTGACTTGTTACCTTATGCTGTCTGCGTGTTCCACGCCAGTCATAGATCTCGGTTACTGGTTTACGAGTCTGGTTGGCCTTACCTGCCATGTCAGCGATGTTAAAAGCAACTCCACCGAACCTTACAGCTAGCAAAGGTGTTGCACCTGTTGCACCTTTACGAGCGTTACGGCCTGAAACCTCAGTCTTGAAAGTGCCTGGCTTCCAAGCTGTGCGACCTCGGTGGTTTCTAAACCCTCTGGTTGGCCCAAGCATGGGTGAGTTGGTAATTACCCTGTTACCTAGAAGGTCACCTGTGCGTTTCATGTGAGCTCGGATAGCAAAGAATAAGTCTTGATCTACTTTGCGGATTTCGGCAAGGGTTTCCCTAACGCCGTACACCTCGACTGAGTTGCTTATCATTTTCTACCTACGCTTATTCATGGACTCTGACTTACCCTTCAGATACATCTGCATGGTAAACAGCATCCGTTCGGATTCCTGCATTAGCACTGACGGTGCTATCCCTGTTTCACAAGCTAAGGCTGCAATAAAGAGGTGGGAGCTTTTTTCTCCCAGCCCCTTTATGCCTTTACTTTTGGGTCTGTATCGTCACCCTCGATGTTCTCAAGGGTTTCAACAAAGTCCTCAAAGCTCTTGTCAGTTTGCTTCTTACGGCGTAGGGCGTTCCAAACAATGTAGGCAAGGTAAGTCAGGCGTGGGTCTTTCTGAATCGTTGTAACAGCAAGGTTGAACTTATCCTCGAAAGCGATAAAGTCCGGTGTGCCACAAATAACTGATTCCTTAGAACCATCAACAAACTCAACTTTGAAAGGGATTTGCATGGCTCTACGCTGTTGCTCTAGTGAGTGCTCCCGTTAGACTCCACGACACAGAAACCGTTGCCAGGTCTCCGACTGTGGAAGCGTAGGGGGTATATTGGGTAACCAAAAATTGACCAGAATAGCTCGGGTTAGATGAGGTTACTGTGCCAGATGTTGGTGATACAACAACAGTTGCGTTAGTTCCTAGTAGAGGCCAAAGGATAGAGTCGAGTGCGCCAGAAGCAAAGTCCTGGTGAAACTCGAGAGTAATAGAGCCAGATTTTAACCCTGCTATCCTCGTTCTCCACTCAGATCCAAAACTGGTTGTCTCCTGCTCATCTATTTCGATTGGTAGTTCGACAGATGCAAGCGATGTGCTTAGGTTCTGTCCGTTGATTGTGACTTTATAGTCGGTTGCTACGAATTTTGCCAATTTATGTTCTCCTAATCGGCAAATACATCAACAGCAAATTCAGCCGCTAAGTAAGTGCCCTCATTCATTTGGATGGGTGTGTAATTTGTCATTTCAGTCACTCGGCAATCATAGGCGTAACCACCAAGTGTCTTATCTGATTCTACTGCGTTCTTGATACTTGAGGCTCCTGTGCTAGAGCAAAAGGCATCAAGGGATCTCTGTGCATACTTTTCCGCTGCTCTGCCTACTATGACAACAACGGAAAACTTGTAAAGGGTAAGACCCTTATTGAAGGCTTGGTTATAGTCCACACTTGTTGGTCTAACTAGGGCGATTGGTGGGTTAGGGTTGTCTGGCATTTCTGCGCTAGTGCGTAGTCCAGTAATAGTAGCAAGGTTAGTGGCGATAGCCGTTCTTAGCTGGCTGATGCTTGCCACTATGCAAACCTAATTCTGCGGTATGGGCCAACGAGCTGTGCGACATCTGGATCGAGTTGGTTGCTGACTCGCATGATTCCAATGTCAGAGATACCTGCAACACCGAGAGGGCTGTCTAGTCGCTTGTAGATTCGGCTGGACTGAATGACACAGGCTTGAGTTACAGCGATTGGAACTGCTGACCAACCCCAAGTTCCTGTGACCTCGACAGTTGCTTCACCTTCCCATTGCGTAAACAAGTAATCGCCAACAGCTCTGATGTGAGTGTATGAGGTAGGCAATCCGTCAACTCTGCCGTTTAGGGGTTCGAGTTGGTAATCGTTAGCAGTCCAAACTTGGTCAAAGCTACCATCATCATCTGACTTGGTTCTTAGTTGGGTGAGCGTGATTAGATCGTCAATCTCAACTTGTAGGTAATCCATTGGGGTAAAGATTCTGGTAGCTGTTCCAGTAGCAGAAAAGCTGCGGTTGGTGTATCCGTCAATAGCTCTCGAGCCTGACTCAATAGCCATCTCTAGCAGGGTGTCATCTACTGTGTCTGTGATTCTTAGTGCTGCCTTGACTTGAGTAAGTGAGGCATAGCCTTGGGTGATTGCCATAATGTTCTCTATTCTATCTCTTGAAAAGAATACGCTCTGGGTCACTCCCAGCCGTTGTTGCGCCTTATTTCTAGTGACCAATCACCAGCGGTGTAGTCGTTACTGTCAATCTTAGACTGATAGTGTTTCTCGTTTCTGGAATAGGTCATAGCGTTCTTGTCCATGTACCCAGCCTTGATAGTCGAGCTGTTGTCATGTGTGACCTCGATGTCTAAGAGCCTAATGTTTACACCGACAAACTCAGCCCTGCGAGCATAGTCATTGTCCTCAAAGTAGGCAGGAAATAGTGACTCATCAAACAGCCCGATGTCGTTAACTGCCTCATCGCCCAAAGCAAAGGCTTGCCAATGAGGTGCTGCACCTGTCAGGGTTATCTCATCTCTGCGAGCCTGTGAGAGTTGCTCTAAAGCACCAGGCTCAAAGACCACATCGTTAGAAACTATAAACCAGCGTTGAGCGTAAGGGAAAGACTTGATGCCTAAGTTCCACGATCCTGATACGCCGAGATTGGCTGGCATCGGTAAGTGTGTGACCTTCTTGAAGTTATCGCTGAGGTCAAGGATTAGCTTTGGCTGGTGGCTTGCACCATTGTCAATTATCAGCAAGTGTTCGACTGGGACATCTATGCTGTTGAGCATCCTTTGAAGTAGGTCATAGCGGTTGAGTACCGGCACTATTAGGTTCTCTAGCTCACCAGGCATTAGGCATCCCTAGCGTGTTGGTGTGACCTGTGTGGTAAATCCAAGTGACTTCTGGGCTGACTGCAAACTTAGCATCAGCAGCCGCCAGTCTTTTTACAATTAGGAAGTCCTCACCTATTCTGTTGCCCTGATCGTCACGCTCGTAGCTCAAGGGGTCAAAGCCAGTAGAGTGACCACCCACCTCAAGTAACAGCTCTCTCTTTGCCATAAACACGCCAGTCATCTGTCTAGGATTCTCGTTGTCAAAGGGTTGGCCTCGATACTGCTCAAGGTGTCCAGCGTCACTTAGACCTGAATACTTGAAGTGTGTAAACCCGATGTCCGCATCTTGACTCCTAACTAAGTCCCACAGCGTTTCTAGGTGATGCGGTAATAGCTCGTCATCATCAGAGAAGATAGCTACCCATTCTGTTGTTGCTTGCTGGATAGTCTTGTCAAACATTACAGGTGCGCCTTGCTTGTGTAAATCAACCATAATCAGGTGAGCTTCAGGTTTTACTGTTTGCTCTGCTACTGAGCGAATTGAACGAGCTAGTAAGTCACCTCTTGGTGGAATTGTTGGTGTGCAGACTGTTACGGGAATCACTTGAGCAACTTGCTAAGTATCGGCAACCAGCTCTCTGTCCAAACCTTTTCAACATCAAACTGGCTGGCAAAGTCTATGGCTACCTGTGATGGGCCACGCTCGGCCTTGTACGCTTCCTCAAGGGCATTTACTAGGCTCGACACGCTAGGGGTCATCCACCATGCATCTTGCCCTGAGTCCCAAGTTAGCTGACCATCGGTTAGCCATGAGTCCTCGCTGATTAGGTCAGGGGTTGCTGCCCAGTTCGAGCCAATGACTCTAGTGCCACAAGCCTGAGCTTCAAGAGCAGGAACTCCAAAGCCCTCACCCAAGCTAGGTGCTAGTAAGACATCCATGCGTGAGTAGAGTGCGGCTAGGTCTGTCTGAGCTAGTCCAAAGCGGTAGTCGTTAGGGTTAGGAAAGATTACCTGATCCTTTCTAATTCCTGTCGAGTTGAGAATGTTTAGCAAGTTCCACCCACCAGCTTGACCTACTGCATCTGTGTGTAGATACAGGACAGCGTCAGGGTGAGTCTTAGCAAACAAGCTAAAAGCCAAGATTAGTTCGCCATAGGCTTTGCGGTGAACTAGACCTGATGCCTTGTTAGCGGCAACAACTCCGACAACAAAGTTATCTGGCTCTAGTCCCATGTAGGCGTTTATCTCATGTCTGCCTATCTTGCTGGTTGGCTTGTAAACCTTAGTGTCTATTGCGTGAGGTGCGTACTCACAGTCAATACCCTTTTCGGTTAGCTGTCTGACTCCATGAGGTGACATAGCGATTGGGGTCACATTGTCTTTGCGTAGAAACTTCTCTACCTTTGGGGGAAGTGTCACATGGTCGAGTGGTGTCCAAGCACCGATAGGGAAGTCATCGTATCCGTTGGCAAGCATTACCCAAACATCGTAAAGGCTGATAAAGAGATTAGGTTTATCTTTTCCGGCAATAAAGGATTTGTGATCTACTGGGCCAGAGTCGTTTGAGTAGAGGTCTATTCCTCTGGGGTAATGTGGGACATCGCCAAAAGGTGTTTTGATTGTGCTTGGGATTCCCTCTAGTCCGTAATTGGACAACATAGCAACATCAAGACCTGAACGCTTCAATCGGTCAACAAGCATGGTGGCCTGTTGTCCGTATCCTGTCGGTGCGTTGTAGCTATTAGACCAGACGCTTACTGCGCCGTTTAGTTTCTCTTTATTCGTAGGCATAGTTCATAGTAGCAAAAAAAGGCAGGGAACACAGTCCTACGCTCTGTGTTCCCTGCCAGCTTTTTACAGGGGGCTTCTACTTAGGAAGCTGCGCCCTTGAAGTAACCGATATGGCTTGGAATTGTTAAAGCTCCATCCAATCGAATCAATCCACGATATGTGACAGTATCAGTCGAGAAAGCAAAATCGCTTGACTGATCCACTCGGATACCACCTGCAACACGAACCTTGAAGCTTGGTAGGTGACCAAATAGAACCGACTTGGTTCCAGTTCCTACTGCTGCAACATTTGGGTTCTCGTACACTGGGTAGCCAAGCAAGGTTGCTGGCTGACCTGGTACTGCTGAGTTAGTCCAGATGTAGTTACCTGCACCATCCTTTAGCTTGCGAGCTGCTGCGATTCCAGTCTTGCTCATCATCCAGCCAAGACCAGGAAGGACTCGAGCACCATCGGCGATTCCGTACTGCAAATCGATTAGGTTCTCGTATGAAGCTGCTCCACCAACACCGGTTCCACCAGTAACTACCGAGCCAGCGGCTGCGGATAGCTTTGTGGTTAGAACGGAGTTAGCCTGCAGACCCAAAGAGGTTCCGAGCTGTTGTGCGATGTAGCTTGAAATGTTAAATCCGGCATCGCTCACTAGTTCGCTGGCGATTTGCACGAGCGCACCATATTTCTCAGCTCCAAGGGTGATGGATGAGAAGGTTGGGTTGCTCTCGGAGATAGTTCCAGCAGCTGCTACTGATCCAGCAGTTGAAGTAGCTGTAACAGTTGGGATTACTAGGTTTTCTCCAGATGCGGTGTTGAATACCTCAGAAGTGGTAAGCATCGGGCCGACAAGCTGCGCCACCTCGAAAACTTGTGCCAGAAAAGACTGACCCACAGTATTCGAGCTTGGTACTAGTGCACGAGCTTCACGAGTGAACTCGTATCCACGCATTTCGCCAGAAGCGATTGCACGAAGGATGTCAGCATCGGTGTTCTCTGGAACTGATACTGATGGTGAGAATGAAGCAGCAGCCTCGGAAGCACGAGCTTCTCTGTCAGCTAGCTTGCGAGCAGTTTCGATTGTTGCATCGGCTGAGTCGATGTCAGCTTCGATACGAGCAATCTTTTGGTTTTCCTCAGCGGATAGGCCACGCTTTTCAGCCTCAGCAAAGTCAAGAACTTCTCTTGCCTGTGCGATTAGGTTGTTGCGGGCATCCATCTGAGTCTTAATGAAATCAGACATGATTTCCTTTCGGATTAGATGATTATGGGATTCCTGCGGTGCTGACACTCAACAGATACAGCGGTGCTTACACTCAACTGTTATCAACAAGTTTATAGGCGAAAAAAAACCCCAGCTCAGGAAAGGGGGCCGAGCTGGGGCTAAAGAAACTCTATCGGGTTTCTTTGGTATCCATAACCCTTGCTTCTTTGGCTGGGTTATATGAGTTCTTGTTGTCTAGGTCAAAGATTGCTTTAGCTAGGTCATCTGCCATGTCAGCGATAACACCGACTGATGGGTTGCCAGCGGCCTTTAGTATTGCGTTTTTGATTTCATCTTTGGTAGCCATGTCTAAATCCTTTTCAGTAGAAGGTCGAATTGCTTTTTCTTGAGGTCTAGCAAGTCAAGGCCGTTGTCAATTACTTCCTCAATCTCAGGCTGTGCCTTTAGCTTGTTGACCACCTCGGTAATCAAGTTAGCGTTGGCCTCGTCAAGTTCCTCACCTGACTCTAGCTTTAGCAAGGCATCGGCTAGTTGGTCAGGGTTGATGGTTGGGTTAGCAGATCGTACCTGAGCAGTTGTTGAGGGATAGGCGGCAAAACTCACCACGCTGACTTCGAAAAGTCTGACTGACTCTAGTGTGCGTGTCTTGCCATCGCTTGACCATGTATCTCTAATCACATTGAAACCAAATGACATTGTGTTGATTACATTGGTGCGTAGCAACTCAGCTACATCTCGACCTCTGGTTGTGTTGGGAAGTTGGGCTGTGACCTTTAGACCTCTTGAGTCCTCGACCAGTTGCATAGTGCCACCTCTGAGGGAAGCTAGTGGCTCACCTGAGTCATGGTTCCAAAGTAGCTTTACCTCGTTGCGAGATTGTAAGGAACGCTTGAAAGCACCAGGAGCAACATACTCAACAAAGCCACCTAAGTCCTCGGATGGAGAATTGAATACTGAGGCGTAGCCGGTGAAGCTCATGCCGTCACCCTCAGCCCTGACCTCGAAGTCAACGCTGTTGGTTCTTATCTCTGGCTCTTTAGTCTGTGGGCCGTCAATCTTTAGTGCGATTGCTCTAGCAACATCTAGCCACTTGTTCTTGTTTTCCATGCGGTTATTTTCCTCTGCTCTGATTCTAGCAACTACTGAATCAGCGTAGTCTTGGGTTCTTTGTGCTGCTCGCTTGCTTGGCCCTGATCCCCAAAGTAAGTGAGCCACTACACCTTCGGATGGGTATTTATCAGACTCAGGGTTTGCATCTGGTGAGTCAAGGTCAACAAGGTGTCGAGCAATCCAAGCGGCAATCCTTATCCATTTGTCATCGCTGACTCTACCCTCAGCCATCTCCCTTGCTTCTCTGATTGTGCCAGGGGTTACGCCGTCACCAGCAAGACCTTCCTCATAATACTCAAGTCCACGCCGAGCTGCTGCTCTCATGTAGGCAGGTGCTTCTTGGTTGATAGCTCTTAGGTCATCTGGGCTATCGTCAATCATTTCATCACTAGGGTCAATCATTGGCTCGTCAATTGCCTCGACCTCGACAGCAATCATCTTGGGTGTCGGTATCTTTTCTAGCTGGAATACATTTATGACCATCATCTTGTCGGTTGGCTCAAAGATGCCATCCTCGTAATCAAACAATCTGACCACAGCAAACTGCTCTTGAACCATCTCGACCTGTGCAGCAACTCTTGGATCAAGTGGTGACCAAGAAACAAAGTCACCAACTTCTAGTGAACCGACTGCGGCTCTTTCGCCAATAAACTCAGTTCCCTCGTCAATGCTGATAGCAACAGCTTGGTCAATCGCTGATTCCTTAGAGTCATGGCAACCGATTGACTCGCCGTTCTCTTTCTCAACAGCCCAGTTAGGGCAGTCAGGGTTTGTCTGTGTGATGTAGTAAGGCATTATTTGACCACCAGTATTCTTAGGTTGCAATTACTATCAGCGATTGCGTAAAGCTCATCCATCGGTAGCAACTGAATAACGCTTGTCTGTGTTGCGACAGCATGCATCCCATTAGTCAAGGTTACATCTGGCCCACCAATAAAGATTTCTCTGTTTTGGCTGTGTTCGTGATTGTGAATACAAACATGCTGAACGCCTGTGCTTGGTGGCACTACTAGCCTTCTAACATTAGCTACAAGGTCATAGCCATAAGTTTGGACAGTCATTAGACCTCGTAAGCCGCTTGTGGATCCTCTGGGTTTACCTGAGCGATACCTTGTAGCTGAACTGTTGGGAGTCCGGTGTGAAGGATTGGTGGCAAGCCCATAACTGATAGAACATCGGCAGGGTCATAACCTGAGTTGACAAGTTTCTGAGCCATGTTGACACGCTTGTCTGTGGCTACAAGTTCGGCAGCGTCAATGTTCACATTGGCTAGTGGCACTCGAATAATCTCTCCGCCCTGAACTGGTGGCAAATCCTCAAGTCTGCGGATGTCGTTGATGGTTAGGTATCCAGCCTGAAGTCCAACGCTGTAAGCGGTAAAGCGTGAGTTGGCATCGCCTCTTAGCAAGCCGTCAAGTGTGAACTTGATAAACGCTGTTGATCCACCAGGCTCGTTGACCATAAGGCCGCTAAAAGCTGACTCTAGTTTCTGGACTATTGGCCTGAGAGTATGCGTGACGAAACCGATATTATTTTGTTCGACACTCGAATAGGTGTTAGTGCCTGGTAGTCCTAGCAGGTGAGGTGGGATGTTGAAAGCTCTAGCGACATCCTCGACAGCCATTCTGCGTGAGTCAATAAACTGTGCTTGATCGTTTGCAACTGTGGTCTGAACAAATTTAGCTCCACCAGATAGAACGCCTGTCTTATGTGACTTACGGAATCCTTTGTGTCTTGCATCGAAGCCGTCAACAAGTTGCTTAGCTTGCTCAGGTGTCAGGTTGCCAGGGAACTCGATGATGCCGTTGGTGCTTGCACCTTGACCAAAGAATCTAGCGGCGTATGACTCAAGTGCAAGAGCAAGTCCAAAGTTATCCTTGAGAGCTGTGACTCTTGAGATTCCTCTTGTTTCACCTGGTCTAACAACATCTGGGATGTGTAAAATTTCATTCTTGTTTAGTGGCTTGCCTTCACCCTCGTAAACAAAGGTAACTCCACCAACCTTGTCTTTGCGAATCTCAACCTTTGATGGATTTAGAACTGTCATGTTTACTACTCGGCCAGAGCCATCTCTAAATACTCGGACAAAGCCGTTGCCATCAAGTAGCAAAGAAACAATTAGAGATCCGTAGAACGCTTCTTTAGTGGTGTCAATGTCTGGCTGTTGCACCCAAGCTGGTCTAGGTCTAAAGGCGAACCTCGCACCATCTCTGCGGATGTATGAGTCAACCGGCAGGGTAGAGATTGTGTCAGAGATAAGGCTGATTGCTGAAAAGATTGCGTTGACTCTAAACACAGTTTCAGGGTTGATGACTGTACCTGATTGGT